AGAATAGGTTCAAAGGTTTATAGAATCTTTGTTGCAAAGGGGTGAAAAAAGGCAAATTTTTTTAATTAGCAAGTATCTTATTAAGATATAGAAGGGTGGTGAAAGTATCTTGAAAAATCCATATTGGGAAAACATTGAACAAATTTCAGCAGCACAAAGGGCAAAGGGTATTAAAAATTATGGTCAAGGTCTTGAAGATAACAAAGACCTGACCATTGAAGAAACAATCACTTATGTTCAAGAAGAATTGATTGATGCACTTATGTATTTTGAACACCTGAAAATAAAACTGAAAGAAGGTAAAAACAATGAATGAAAAAGACTGGTTGAAAGGTTCTGAACTTAGCATTGATATTTGGTCAAAGAAGTATCAGCACAAAGGTGAAAGTTTTGATGAATGGCTGAACAGGGTCAGCGGTGAAAACCCTGACATCAGACAATTGATAGTAGAAAAGAAATTTCTCTTTGGTGGAAGAATTCTTTCCAACAGGGGTATCCCTGCAAAGGTTACACTTTCCAACTGCTATGTCATTGAACCACCTGATGACAACATTGAATCCATCTTTGAGTGTGCAAAGAAACTTGCAAGAACATTTTCATATGGCGGTGGATGTGGGATTGATATTGGAAAGTTAAGACCTAAAAATTCAAAGGTCAATAATTCTGCAAAGTTCACCAGTGGTTCAGTCAGCTTCATGGACTTATACTCATTGGTTACTGAAATTATAGGTCAAAATGGTAGAAGGGGTGCATTGATGATTTCAATTCCATGTACCCACCCTGACCTGGCAGATTTCATTGTTTTGAAGTCAGACCTGAACAAAGTAACCAAAGCAAATATTTCAGTTAGAATCACATCTGAATTCATGCAAGCAGTAAAGGCAAAAACAAAGTTCAACCTGGAATTCAAAGTTGAATCTACTGGTGAGGAAATCATTCAAGAAGTGGATGCACATGAAATGTTCACAAAACTATGTGTGATGAACTGGGACTACGCTGAACCTGGAATTCTATTTTGGGATAGAATTGAAAAATGGAATCTATTAAGTGAAACACCAAACTTCAAGTTTGCAGGGACAAATCCATGTGCAGAAGAACCCCTTCCAGCAGGTGGAAGTTGCTTACTGGGTGCATTGAATCTTGCTGAATTTGTGAAAAATGAAAGGTTTGATTTCAACAATTTTGAAGAAGCAGTTGAAATTGCAGTTGTGGGTTTGAATGAAGTTCTTGAAGAAGGTCTTCCATTACACCCATTAGATGAACAAAAGAAATCAGTGAATGACTGGAAACAGATTGGACTTGGAATCATGGGTCTTGCTGATATGCTTATTAAATTAAAGATTCCTTATGGTTCAATAGATTCACTGAAATTATGTGAAATGATTGGTTCTTCCCTACTTAAAACAGCATTCAGGAAATCAGCAAAACTTGGTGAATTATATGGTTCTTACCCAATGTTTAAGAAAGAAGATGTGATTGCAACTGATTTCTATAAAAAGAATCTTGCTGATGTTGAGTTTGACCATTTAAGAAACAGTCAGTTGTTGACCATTGCACCAACAGGAACAATTTCAACCATGCTTGGTGTTTCAGGTGGTATTGAACCGATTTTTGCGAACTTCTACACAAGAAAAACAGAATCACTTCATGGTCAAGATAAGTTATACAAAGTATTCACACCAATTGTTCAGGAATTCTTCAATGACAATGGTCTTGAACCTGATGAAGCTTCACTTCCTGACTACTTTGTAACAGCACAAAGCCTGAAATTCAAAGACAGAATTGACATGCAAGCAGTGTGGCAGCATCACATTGATGCAAGTATTTCTTCCACAGTGAATGTTCCAAATGACTTCCCACAGGAAAAAGTTCTTGACCTGTATATGTATGCCTATGACAAAGGATTGAAGGGTGTGACCATATATAGGGATGGATGCAAAAGAAGTGGCATCCTGACCCTGGATGACAAGAAGGATGAATTGGTCAGGGGTCAAATCATCAAGACAAACAATGATGTTCTTGGTCTTAAAAGAACCCTACAAACTGGATGTGGAACACTTCATTGCACAGCATTCTTTGACAAGACAACTGGTGAACTGGTTGAAACTTATCTTTCAAAAGGTTCAAATGGTGGATGTAATAATTTTATGATTGGTCTTTCAAGAATGATTTCACTGGCTGCAAGGGGTGGTGTTCATATTCATCATATAGCTGACCAGTTGAAATCATGTGGGACTTGCCCATCTTATGCTGTTAGAAGTGCAATCAAACATGACACAAGTACAGGAACAAGTTGTCCAATGGCAATTGGAAATGCTTTGCTTGAAATGTACGGTGAAGAAAAAGAAAAGATTGACGGTAATGTGAAGTGTCCAGTGTGTGGACAAGAACTTGCATTTGAAGGTGGTTGCAATAGCTGCAAATCATGTGGATATAGTAAATGTGATTAAGAAAGGGATGAATACAATGAAAATAAATGAATATCAAAAGGCTGCACTTAGAACTGCAAGTGGAATAAATGAACAATATCCAAGAATCCTGAATGGGGTTCTTGGGTTGGCAGGTGAATCAGGTGAATGTGTTGACATGGTGAAGAAACATCTTTTCCAGGGTCACGAACTTGACAAGGTACATATGGCAAAAGAACTTGGTGACATTGCCTGGTACTTAGCAGTTGCAGCAGATGCAATTGGCTATGACCTTGAAACAATCATGCAGATGAATGTTGATAAACTGATGAAAAGATACCCTGATGGATTTGATGCTGATAAGTCCATCAGTAGAAAGGATGGTGACATCTAATGCAAGTAATTCAAGCACATACCATTATTCTTGATGAATTAGATGGTCAGGCAATCCTTAAAAAAATTGAGCTTGTGGCAAGAACTTGTTATAAGTCAGAAGACAAAATCACAGATGAATCAGCACCAAAGATGGTTGCAGCACTTATTAAAAGAGGTCATGAAGCAATGCTTGAACATGTTTCATTTTCAGTGAAATTTGTGGTTGATAGGGGCATCAGTCATGAACTGGTTAGACACAGAATTGCATCATTTGCACAGGAATCAACAAGGTATTGCAACTATGGAAGGACTGACAAAGATGTGACCTTTATTGAACCATACTTCTTTGAAACTGGAACACCTGGTTGGATGGAATGGATGGTTGCAATGGAAGCTGCTGAAAAGGCATATTTCAACATGCTTGGGATTGGTCACAGTCCACAAGAAGCAAGGTCAGTCCTTCCAAACAGCTTGAAAACTGAAATTGTGATGACTGCAAACCTTAGAGAATGGCGACACTTCTTCAAGTTAAGGGCAGCGGATGCAACAGGTGCAGCACATCCACAGATGAAGCAAGTCACTATTCCCCTACTTGAAGAATTAAAAACATTGATTCCAGTGGTCTTTGATGACATAAAAATTGGGGGTGTGAAACATGGGAAACAATAAGAATCCTTTTCTGAATGCAAGTGGTTGTCCTGACCCTACTGCATATCAAGCACTAAAACCAATAATCAAAGAAGAAGCTGACCTTGACAAGAAGGTTCATAACTTGGTCAATGTTCTGAAATTTATTGTTGACTGGGCAGGTTTAGAATTTATAGGTAGAATACAACTTCGCTGCAAGCGAACAGGAAAGGAATTTAGGTGAAATCAATGAAAATGCTAACAACTAACAAAAGAATTGAACTGTTCCTGAACATGATGAACCAGTCAGAAAAGCAGCTTGTTTCCCCTGAATTCATGAACTGGTTGACTTCAAATGGATTCTTCACTTCCCCTGCTTCCACCAAGTACCATGGAAATTATGAAGGCGGTCTGTTTGACCACAGTTTTGCAGTCACTGATTACCTGGTGAAGCTGACCACAGACCTGAAGCTTGAATGGCAGCGGAAAGAATCGCCTTGGATTGTCGGAATGTTTCATGACTTATGCAAGATTGACCAGTATGAAAAGGTTGTGGATGTGGAAGGCAAAATATTGTTTGGTAGTGATGAAGTCAAAGGTGAAGAATCACACTTTGAACATTCAAATGATATGCTGTTAGATGGGCATGGTGAAAAGTCAATCATTCTGCTGGCACAGTTCATGACACTGACTGAAGAAGAAATCCTGTGCATCAGGTATCACATGGGCGCATACAACAAAGAGGATTGGAACGGATTTGACAGAGCAATTAGAAAGTATCCGAATGTGTTATTCACACATACCGCTGACATGTATGCTTCTAAGGTTCTTGAAAATTAACTTTCAAAAATATGAAGTGTTACAGTCTGTTACAGATTAAATTATTCAACCGTAACAGGAAAAGCCTTGTAAACAGCGGATTGTTACACATGTTACACATGTTACACTTACTTTTAAGTTATTTAATAGATAGTGAATTTTTTATTCTTAAAATTTTATATATCTATAAAAATAATTAAATATAGAAGATAAAGTGTAACATGCGTAACAAAGACACCTGAAAACCCTGTATTCACAAGGTGTTACAGCTTGTTACAGATGAAGTTTGAAGTGTAACACAACCGTAACGCTTCGGAAAGGATGATTGTATGACAGCGAAACAATATTTAAGACAGGCTTACCGCCTGAATGAGTTGATAAATAGTCACATTAAAGAACTTGAATCACTGAAATTATTATCAACAAGTTTACCAAGTACAGACTTTTCACAGGAACGTGTTCAAGGGGGGCAGCTTCCAGGTGACAGAATCAGCAATATCATTGCAAAAATTGTTGACCTTGAAAAGCAAATCAATGATGAAATTGACAGTTTCATTGAATTGAAAAAAGAAGTTCATAATGTCATTAATGCAGTGACAAGTTCTAATGAAAGGCTTGTGCTGCGGTGCAGATACATAGAATTTCTTACATGGGAACAGACTGCTGATAGAATGGCTTATTCAATTAAGCAGGTTCACAGGATTCATTCAGAAGCACTTCAGAATGTAATTGTTCCTAAATCATGACACACTTTGTCCTTGTATGTCATTATCAACCTGGTATATTATGTATAGTGAGAAAAGCACCCAAGGGGAAACCCAAAGGTGCTTTTTTACTTTGAATTGAAAGGCGGTGTTGCATGATGGCACTGACCAAAAAGCAAAGGCTGTTTGTAGATGAATACCTGATTGACCTGAATGCAACACAGGCTGCTATTCGGGCAGGTTATTCCCCTACCAGTGCAAGACAGATTGCTGATGAAAACATGTCAAAACCTGACATTAAAAATGCTATTGATAGAGCGATTGCCGAAAGGTCAAAAAGAACTGGTGTAAATGCAGACAGAATCATCAGAGAACTTGCAAAGATTGCCTTTGTGAATCCCACTGATGTCATCAATATGGATGAAGCAACAATTCTTGATGCAGCAACCAGGGATGATACCGCTGCAATTAGTTCTGTAAAAGTCAAAAGAATACCAACAGAAGATGGTGATATTGTTGAAAGAGAAGTCAAGGTCTATGACAAAACAAAGGCACTTGAACTTCTTGGAAAACACATTGGAATGTTCACTGATAAGTTCAAAGTTGAAGGTGCAATCCCAATTGTCATTAAAGATGATATGGGTGAAGATGATGAATAATAACAGGTTAGTAACAAAATTATTGGAAAAACCTGTTATTTCAACACTTCAAATTTATTGCACCATAAAAAGTTGGTGAATCCCATGTTGAACGCATTGAACATATCACTGAAAAAGGTTGTTGGTAAGAATTATAATAAGTTTTGGCACTTCAAAGGCAGATACCGAATTGTAAAGGGTTCAAGAGCAAGTAAGAAATCAAAGTCCACTGCATTATGGTTTATCACCAATATGATGAAGTACCCTGATGCAAATGCCTTGGTTGTAAGAAAGACCTTCAGAACACTGAAAGATTCCTGCTTCACAGAATTGAAGTGGGCAATCAACAGGCTTTGTGTTCAAGAATTTTGGAAGGTCACTGAATCACCACTGGAAATGACTTATTTGCCAACTGGTCAGAAGATTTACTTCCGGGGCTTGGATGACCCACTGAAAGTCACATCAATCACTGTTGAAGTTGGTTGCTTGTGCTGGATGTGGATTGAAGAAGCTTATGAAATCATGAAAGAATCTGATTTTGACATGCTGGATGAATCCATTCGTGGTGAAGTTCCTGAAGGCTTGTTCAAACAGATAACCATGACCTTTAACCCCTGGAATGAACATCACTGGATAAAGAAAAGGTTCTTTGATGCAGATGCTGACCCTGATATTCTTGCCATTACAACCAATTACCTTTGTAATGAATGGCTGGATGATGCTGATAAAAAAGTGTTTGAAACCATGAAGAAAAATAACCCAAGGCGGTACAGGGTTGCAGGTCTTGGGGATTGGGGTATTGTTGAAGGGCTGGTTTATGAGAATTGGGAAGAAAAGCTGTTTGACCTGGAAGTTATCAAGAAAATAAAAGGAATCAAGTCTGCATTTGGTCTTGACTTTGGTTATACCAATGACCCTTCTGCATTGTTTTGTGGAATGGTTGATGTTAAAGGTAAAGCAATATATGTGTTTGATGAACTGTATAAACCTGGGATGTCAAATGAAGTTATATATCAGGAAGTTACAAACATGGGATACAAGAAAGAAAAAATCCGGGCAGATTCAGCAGAACCAAAATCCATTGATAGGCTGCGTGAACTTGGTCTTTCTAATATCAGAGCAGCAAGAAAAGGAAAGGATTCAGTCAACAATGGTATTGACTACATCCAAGATTTCAAAATATATATTCACCCAAGGTGTGTAAACTTCCTTACTGAAATAAGCAACTACACCTGGGATACAGATAAATTTGGTAAGAAAATAAACAAACCAATTGATGACTTTAACCATCTTCTTGATGCAATGCGGTATGGCATGGAAGAATTTATCAAAGGTGATACCTTCAGCTTTGATTAAGAAAGGGGTGAAATAAAAAATGTTCAGTTTTAATATGCTTAGTGAAACTGCAAGAATTAACAATATAGTAATTCAAGGCGCAAAGACCAGGATGACTGATAAGCAGTTTCTTGAACGTGAAATNGANAAGTGGAAGAAGTCACCCAAAAGAAAAGCCATGATTACTGGTGAAAAATATTATGCTGGTGANCATGANATTNTGAAGCGNAAAAGAACNGTTATTGGTAAGGATGGTTTACTNCAAGAAGTTGAAAACCTTCCAAACAATAAGATTGTTGATAATCAATATGCAAAGATGGTTGACCAAAAGGTTAATTACCTGCTGGGTAANCCTTTGACTTTTGACACNGAAAATAAGCAATATGAAGATGCTTTNAAGAAGGTTTTCAATAAGAGATTTCAAAGAATCCTGAAGAACCTGGGTGAAGATTCNTTGAATGGTGGTATTGGTTGGCTTTATCCTTATTANAATGATGCTGGTGAANTGATTTTCAAGAAGTTTGAACCTTANGAAATCCTTCCATTTTGGAAAGATGCTGACCATACAATTCTTGATGCTGCGGTTAGGTTGTATGAAATGGAAGCCTATGAAGGAACAACTGAAAAAATCATTGAAAAGGTTGAAGTATATGATGCCAAGGGAATTCAGCGGTTTGAACTAAAGAATGGTAATTTGATTCCTGATGTTGANAACCCAAGCAGTACACACATGGTTCTTGTGGATGCAGATGGTAAGGAAGCAGGATACAATTGGGGTAANATTCCCTTGATTCCATTCAAGTACAACAATAAGGAAATGCCTTTGATTAAGAGGGTGAAAAGCCTTCAGGATGGTATTAATGAAATGCTTTCTGATTTTCAAAACAACATGCAGGAAGATTCCAGAAATACCATTTTGGTTATTAAGAACCTGGATGGAACAAACCTTGCTGAATTCCGGCATAACCTAGCAACCTATGGTGCTGTTAAGGTCAAAACAGTTGATGGTGCCGCTGGTGAAGTGGACACCCTGACAGTTGAAGTCAATGCTGATAATTATAAGGTAATCCTTGAATTGTTTAAGAAGGCATTGATTGAAAATGCAAGGGGTTATGATGCCAAGGATGACAGAATGTCAGGTAACCCAAACCAAATGAACATTCAAAGCATGTATTCTGATATTGATTTGGATGCCAATGGGATGGAAACTGAATACCAGGCTTCCTTTGAAGAANTGCTTTGGTTTGTCAACACCCATCTTACCAATACCAGTCAAGGCAGCTTTGAAGGTCAAGAAGTTGAAGTTATATTCAATCGGGATATTCTTATCAATGAATCTGAAACCATAGAGAACTGTTCCAAGTCAGTTGGAATCCTGTCAAATGAAACCATCATTTCACAGCATCCCTGGACTTCTGATGTTGATAAGGAACTTCAGCGGGTGAAAGATGAAAAGCAAGATGCAATGGATGAATATGCCAATGCTTTCAACCCGGTGAATCCTTCAGGCGGTGGTGGTAATGAAGAATAGTGAGTATTGGAAGAAAAGAATGGAAATCCTTGAAGCTGCACAACTTCAAAAAGGTCAAGCTTATTATGCAAACTTAGAAAAACAGTTCAGGGAAGCTTCAGCAAACATTGAAAAAGAAATTTCAAAATGGTATCAAAGATTTGCAATCAATAACAATATCAGTATGGCTGAAGCCAAGAAGCTACTGAACACCAGGGAACTTGCTGAATTCAAATGGGATGTTCATGAATATATCAAGTTTGGTGAAAAGAACGCAATAAACCAATTATGGATGAAGCAGCTTGAAAATGCTTCAGCAAGGGTTCATGTTTCCAGGCTGGAAGCTTTGAAAGTTCAGATGCAGCAACAGATTGAAGTTCTTTATGGGAACCATACTGATGGGCTTGATAAGCTGTTAAGGGATATTTATTCAGATGGCTATTACCACACAGCCTTTGAGATTCAGAAAGGTTTCAATATTGGTTGGGATTTGCATAACCTGAATAGTAACCAACTTGACAAGGTACTTTCAAAGCCTTGGACAACTGATGGAAAAACCTTCAGTGGTAGAATATGGACTAATAAACAACAGCTTATTGGTTCATTACAAACACACCTTACACAGTCAGTTATTACAGGTCAAGCACCTGACAGAGTAATAAAAAGCATTGCAGAAGATTTTAGGGTGAGCAGGAACAAAGCCGGAAGGTTAATAATGACTGAATCTGCTGCTTTTGCTTCAGCATCACAAAAGGATGCTTTCAATGCGCTGGATGTTGAAAGGTTTGAAATTGTTGCAACCCTGGATAATCATACAAGTGAAATATGCCAAGAACTTGATGGACACATATTTGACATGAATAGTTTTGAAGCCGGGGTAACAGCCCCGCCTTTTCATCCTTGGTGCAGAACCACAACTGTTCCCTACTTCGAAGATAATTTTGGGGAACGGGCGGCAAGGGGCGCAGATGGCAAAACATACTATGTGCCTTCTAACATGAAGTATGCCGATTGGAAGAAAACCTTCGTGGATGGTGGCGCAAAGGTCGGCTTGTCGCAAGTTGACAGAACAAGTATAATTGATACCATCATGAACAGTGAAACCATTTCCAAGTTTGATGATGTTCACAAAGCTATTATCAAAGCCGATTTGGAAAAAGCAAGTGATACAAATGTTCAGATAGTTCAACAGTCTATTGATAAACTGCATCTGAATCCGAATGGAACAGGAACTTGTTTTTACAGACCGGGAAGCGGTTACATGGAAATGAATATGGGCAAAGAACCGCTTGACAACATTCGCACATTTTGGCATGAATACGGGCATTATATTGATGATGTGCAATATGACAGAAACGGTTTAATCTTAAAAACTTTGGAAACCGTTGAAGGTCGTGCATCATCTCACACATTTGAATGGTTTGGTGCAAGTAGCAGGGCTAACCGCCTTCACAAATATAATACTGAAGCGGCTATTCCTGATTTACAGAAGTTCCTTGACCAAATAGCCCCCGGAAAGTATGAAGTTAGTGGTGAAAGCAATGCCGCTATATACTTGAAAGGTACACAAATTCAGGTTGGGGAACAATGGGGCGCAAATCGTAGCGATTTTTCAACCTTGATGGATGAAATCAATGATGGGTTGAAAAAACAACTTGGGGCTGATGATAGCAATAATTATTTGCTTTCCCTTGGAAAACCGCAAAACCCGGAATGGTCGGATTACTATACCCAATACCGAACCCCCAAGCGGCAAACATTGAAAACCAAACCCGCTTATAAAGGGGCTGAAGAAGCTTGGTATGATGCGGTAAGAAAACATTCAGAAGCCCTTGAAGTTTGGGAAAAGGTGCATCCTAACGCTTATAAAGAAGCTGATGCGCTTTATCAAGCTTATAGGGATAGAACAAACCGCTTTGCCGCAATTACTGATTTGCTTGATGGTGAAGCACGTGGGGAAATGGGAATGCGTATTCTTTGGGGTGGGCATGACCCGACATATTTCAAGACAAATAACCTAAACATTAATGAAGGTTGGGCAAACTGGTTTCAGATGAACTTTCAAAATGATGTTGAAATGCTGAACTATCTTGAACAGTATGCCCCGGAAGCTAAACGCATTTTTGAAGAATGCTATCAAGAATTACTAAAACAAACGTTTGGGGGGTGATTCCTATGGATGAAAAGATTCCTATGAAGGAAAGGAAACAGCTTGAAGCGATGGTGGATAGGGAAAAGTTTCCTGCTACTTTTGAATACTTGCTGTTGCATGGATTGACTTCAGCCGTTTCCCCTTGGAACATTACAGGGAAATTCAAAACCCCGGAAGATGTTTACAGGGAATGTTTGAAGCGAAAAATCAGGTGGGAAGAATTACTTAACCCCCCGCCTGATGATGTTATGCTTTAAGTGATTAAGCCGCCGAAAGGCGGTTTTTTCATATAAATCAGGGGTAGTTTGATATAGGCGGCTTCATTTGCGGCGGTTATATGCCATTATATGAGGTCGTTTTTTCATGCTTTCCTTGAAAAATCGCCGTGGTTTCGGGCGGTAAACGAAACTTCAAAAAATCGTGGTGGTTGCACGGTAAAAACGAAAATTTGAAAGGATGGTAAACAAAATGACACTGGAACAATTGATGGCAATGGGCTTGACCAAAGAGCAAGCAGAAAAGGTGATGGAAGGGCTTGATGGCAATTTCGTTACCAAAACCCGCTTCAATGAGGTCAACACCGAGTTGAAGCAAGCAAAGGACACGCTAAAGGAAAGGGATTCACAGCTTGAAACGCTGAAGAAATCCACCGGGGATGTTGAAGCCTTGAATAAGAAGATTACCGAACTTCAGGCTGAGAACAAAACCAAGGATGAACAGCATCAGGCAGAAATCAAGCAGATGAAGTTTGATAGTTCCTTGAATGCGGCACTGACAGCGGCAAAAGCAAGAAACCCTGAAACGGTGAAACCCTTGCTGAAAGCGTTCCTTGATAAAGCTGAACTGGATGGTGAAAATATCAAAGGCTTGGATGATGAAATCAAGAAATTGGTTGAAGCTGAAGATACCAAGTTCCTTTTTAATGTTGAAACTAAACCGGGTAAACCACAATTCAAAGGAATCAATCCTGGTGAAAAGAAAGATGGTACACCGGGAGAAACAAAACCATCTTCACTTGCTGAAGCAGTGAAGATGCACTTTGAACCAAAAGAATAAAAATTAAAATTTTGAAAGGTGGTCATAAAAATGGCAGTTACACTTGCTGAAGCAAAGAAAAATGTACAGGATGCCCTTCAGATGGGCGTTATTGATGAATTTCAAAAGTCAAGTTTCTTGTTTGATAACCTGACTTTTGATGATTGTGTTTCCCCTACTGGTGGAGGTGCAACCCTAACCTATGGATACACAAGACTTATTACACAACCCACTGCTGCTTTCAGAGCAGTAAACAGTGAGTATGTACCCCAAGAAGTAACAAAGCAGCGTTACACCACTGATTTGAAGGTTTTTGGTGGTTCGTTCCAGGTTGACAGAATCATTGCCAACATGGGCGGCATTATTTCTGAAGTGACCCTTCAGATGCAACAGAAAATCAAGGCGGCTGCTGCTTTGTTTAATGATACTGTTATCAATGGTGACAGTGGGGTTGATGCAAATGCTTTTGATGGATTGGAAAAAGCCTTGACTGGTTCTTCTACTGAATTCATTCCCGGTGCTGCAATTGACCTTTCCACTTCTGCTGCGGTTGATACCAATTACAAGGTATTCCTTGACCTGTTAGATGAATTCTTGATGGGCTTGGATGGTGCGCCTTCTTTCATTGGTGGTAACCTGAAGCTTATTGCAAAAATCAGAGCATGTGCAAGACGTGCGGGAATGTATATGGTAACTAAAAATGATTTTGGTCAGAATGTGGAATCTTACAACAACATTCCTTTGATTGACTTTGGTGCAAAAGCTGGTTCAAACAACCCAGTTGTTACAACTGATGGGGTAAGTGGTGAAACTTCTCTTTATGCTGCAAGGCTTGCTCTTGATGGTTTCCATGGAGTTTCTATGGCTGGTGTTACACCTGTTCAATCTTGGTTGCCTGATTTCACAACTGCTGGTGCTGTTAAAAATGGTGAAGTTGAAATGGTTGCCGCTGTTGCACTGAAGGCAACAAAGGCTGCTGGTGTTATGCGTAAAGTCAAAGTTCAGTAAGGGGTGATGTTAAATGAAGTACAAAGATACTTCCAATAGCATCAATGGTCAATACCTGGGTGAATCAGTCGGTTCAAAGCTGGCTGATTCTCTTTCCCCTGCTGATGATGGTTATGACACTGTAAGAGCAGTTGAACATGTGGGAACAATCATTCAGGATGCCATTGGTGTTAATCCAACAGCTTTACTGCTTTCAATTGAAATCACAACCTTACCAACAAAAACAGCTTATTTGGTTGGTGAACCACTTGATATTACAGGGATGGTTGTGACTGGTTCATATAGTGGTGGCACAACTGGAATTGTTGCGGTTACTGTTGCAAATGTAACTGGTTTTGACAGTTCTGTTCCAAACGCTTCACAGATAATTACTGTCACAGTTGATGGATGCACAGATACTTATATTATTTCAATTACTTAAAAGATAGGATGGTGATTTTATGACAAAGATACTTTGCCCAAACAAACAATATACAGGGGTTTCAGCATCCGTTCCATTTATGAATGGTGTGGGTGAAACTGACAATCCCCATTTGATTGACTGGTTCAAAAAGCATGGCTATACTGTTGAAGGTGAACCTGACCCGGATAATGAAGGTTCTGA